GCGCGCAGACGGAGGCGTTGGCGATTGCTGGCGTCGCCGCCAGCAGGAGGGCGACGAGCGCACGCATGGATCACCTCAGAGGTAGGAATGGGAGAAGCTTGATGGCGAGAGCAGAGATCGAGCCGGAGATCGCGCCGACCGCGACCAGCACCCGCCATCCGCCACCGGCGGCGTCGAGGGCGGATCGCACGGCTTTCAGGTCGGCGGACATGGCCTCGACGCTCTTCGTCAGCGCCTTGACCTCCGCTTCCAAGCGGCCGAATTCGCGCGGGTCTATCTCGCTCATGGCGTCACGTCTTGATGATCTTGTTGAGGATCAGCGTGGGCTGCGTGTTTTGGTGAGCGCCGCCGCCTCCCGTACTGCCGGTGTTTCCAATACTGCTGCTTCCCGTCCCGATGAGCCCTTCGCTTCCACCAGCTATGCCGCCACTATGCGTGTGCGCCGGCATTTCTGCGGTGATCAGCGTGTGCGTCTGCGTGCCGCCGGATGCGCCGAGTGTCGCTCCATTGATGCCGCTACCACCCGTCGTCAAACGGCTCGCCGCCGTTCCATTCATGTCGTCCTTACCAGCGACGACGCGGCCGCGAAGGTCCGGCAGATTGAATGTTGTGCTGCCGTCGCCGACACCGAAGGTCGTCCCGATGGCGGTGAACAAGTCGGCGTAGGTTGTGCGGCTGACGGCCTGACCGGCGCAAAGCAGCCATCCGCTTGGAGCGGATGATCCGGCGAAATCGACAACCGAACCAGCGGGAATGAAGGTGACCGTTGAGCGCTTCAGCTTGCTGCTGTCGCTCGCATCGAGGATCAGCACTTGATCGCTCGCGGCGAACGTCACCGACGCCGGGCTGATGTTCGCCAGCTTCGCAGGCGTCAGCGCGCGCGTGTCGTCGGTGCCGTTATTGCTCTCGGTCTGCGTCGCGATCTCGATACGACCGGCGGCGCTCTCGGTCGCATCGGCAACCCCGAGGTTCGTGCGCGCGCCGCTCTCGGTCGTCGAGCCCGTCCCTCCGTTCGCGACCGACAGCGGGATAGACGCTGGCCCGCTGGTGATGGTCGAGAGGTTGAGATGCGTGAGCAGCGCGTTGAATTTGTCCACCAGATCGGCCAGTTCCGGCCGAGCCTGTTTTGGATCGTCGGTCGCTGCGTCGAGGTAGACCTTCGTTGCTGATGCCGGGAGCGTCATGCTTGCGGTCCTCTCAATTCGATATCGACGGTCGCGTTGGCGAGCGTACCGGACGAGTTGTAGATCTTGAACTCTGCGGCCGGCTCAGAATTGACGGTCTGCGTCTTGCTGATCAGTTCCCACGACCAGCCCGCGCCGACGTTCTGAAGCGCCAGGATACGGGCGGTGCTGATCGTCGCTAGCTGGCCGCGCGATCCGATCTTGAAGTGCCCCGCCGCGACCGAAGAAAACCACGACGCCGTCTCCGTCGCCGTGTTCACGTCCTCATAGGTGTCGGTGTAACTGGACGACGAGATGATCGTGGTCAGGCCGGACAGGACCGGCGTCGTGTCGGCGACGCTCGCGCGGATCTGCACATACCGCTTACCCTCAACCAGCGCCAGCGCGACCCAGGAGCCGGTGACGGTGCCGTCGGCGGTCGTGCCGGTCTTCATCTCCAGCGTGACGGTGCCATTCGCCACCGCCGTCACCAGCGGCGTGAAGGTCACATCGGCCCCGAGATCGAGGACCGGCGTCTCGTAACGGATCGGGCTGTTGTTGGTCAGGATGTTGTCCCAAGTCGCGGGCAGGCTCGACCACGCACTCGGGAGGTTCGACCAGTTCTGGCTGCTCGTCGCATGAAGCGCGTTGTCGGCGTCGAGGAAGCACGAGGTCTTCGTCCCCGGCCATGACAGCGACTGCTCGATCCGCTGGAGCAGCACATCGCGCAGCGGCGGATCGCCGAGCACGACGGACGAGATGAAGCGCGCGTCGGTGCTTTCGTTCCCGCTGCTGTCCACCGTCTTGATCGCGAACCAGTATGTCCCGCTCGCGAGATCCGCCGTCTCGTAGGGCGACGAGATGAGCAGCCCTTCATGCAGCGGCGTCATCGAGGACCAGTCGGTCGTGCTGCTGGTCTTGTAGCGGATGCGATAGCCGCCGCCCGACCGCACATCCGCCGGGAGGCTCGCCAGCGACCATGTGAACCGCCGCGTTCCGTCCGCGATGCGCGCGACCTGGAACGTGTCGGGACGCGGCGGCGGCGCGCTCTTGCCCTCGACAACGTGGCCCGTCACGGTCACCCAGCCGGACACCACGCCCAGGCCCGAGATCGAGCGGACCCGCACATCGTAGGCGGTGCCATCTTCCACCGGCGCGATGTAGCCGACCGAGACCGACGCCGACGACAACACGCTATCCCATGTTGCCTCGGTCGATTTCTTCCAGGCCAGTTCGTACTGCGCCACGCGCGCGTCCGATGGCGCGGTCCAGGTCGCCTTGATGCGCGACAGGACCGAGCCCTCGGCTAGCTGGAGGATCTCGGCGTCGCCGCTCGCCAGGACCAGCGACGACGGCGCGGAGACGCTGAAGGGGTTCGGCAGGTCGGTGTCCGGCGCGGGATCGACATCGACCTCGTCGGTGCCGGCGGTCCAGTCGTACACGGTGGACGCGATCTCCCGCAGGTCGAGATCGACGCCGAGACTACCGTCGCCATCGGCCACGAAACGCAGGCCGGTGACCTCGAATGCCTTCGCCGTCCAGCCCATGCGAGTGTTCGTGATGCCGACGACATCGCCAGGAACGAGCCGATACGCCGTCAACTTCGCCGCCAGCTGCACACTGATCTGCTGCCGCGCGCGGCGTAGCTCGATGCGCGCGAGACGCTGCGCGGTCGCCGCTGAGGTGGTGAAGGGGAGATCGATGTCGCGCCAGAGCCGCTCGCCGCCGTCATCAGTGACAGCGGTCGAACTTGAGACCGGCGGGAAATCCGACGCCTGCCACTTGTTGTCCGGGCTGACGAACGTGCCCTTGACCCCGTTCGCCAAGTCGCGGCGGCTCAAGCGCGACGACACGCGGATCGGTCCGCGCAGGTCAGCCTCGGTCAGCGTGATCGTCGGCGCGGTGTATGCGCCAGCGAAGATCGACCATGTCCCGCCGACGAGCGACGCGCGGCCAGCCATCGCGCCGGTCATCGATGCGATGATGTCGCGCGGGCGCTGCGAGGTGTCGAACGTGCCGTTCATGGTGTAGCGGTCTTCGGTGCCGCCCGCCGCCAACGACACGTTCTCGTCGCAGATGTTCGCGGCGGCGATCAGATCGGCTTCATCGATGCGCGTGGCATAGTCCACGCCCAGGCCGCGTATCGGATCGGTCAGGTAGTCGGCCAAGCAGAGCGCCGCGTTGGCGCTCCATGCGGTCGTGCTGGTGCGCGGGTCGTAGACCTTCTTGCCCTTGATGATGGCGGTGATGTTCGGAATGCCGGACGCGAACAGGTCGGAGTTGTGCGTCAGTCGGACGTACACGCACGCGCGCCCACGCTGCCGGTGATCAGCGGTCCATTTGTCGCTGGCCTCGGTGATGAGGTCGGCGAACGCCGTCTGCGTGTCGGTGCCGAGCTTCTTCTGCACGCGGACATATCCGGCGTATTTGCCCGTCGCGTTGCCGCTGCCATCAAGCGGGACGACCTCGTCATCGAAATATATGTCGCCGATCTCCTCGCACTCATGACCGGCGAGCGTGATGATGAGGTGCAGCTTGGAATTGCTGTCGGTGGTGTGCAGGAACGTGATCGCACCGCCGGTCCGCACCTGCCCGTAAACGACACGCCAGGGCGTGATCGGCTCGCGAACGGTCTGCGTGCGCTGCGCGCCCGCGAACGGGTCGGAAAGCTTCGGTAGCTTCGGCTTGAAGATCGAGCCCGCAACGGCCGAGATTGAGATCGCGATCACGGCGTTGACGGCGAACGCGCCAACCGTTGCGGCGGTTCCAGTCGCGCCGAGCGCGGTGACGACGATCAGGCCAATGTCAGGCATCGCCGACCGCCCATGCAGCGACGATACGATGCGCTGGCACCATGACGAGCCCGCCCTCGGTCGTGCAGGCCACGCGCGACCCGACCACGATGCCCGCTGCCTCCATGCCTCCGATCTCTACCAGCGCCACATCGCCGCGCCGGGCCATCTTGACGTTGTTCATCGCCGGGCCGAGCGCCTTCGTCCACGCAGCGCGCAGGCCGCCGCCGGAGATCAGCCACAGCGTGTCGCGTGCTCCGGCCTCGTCGACGTATTGGCCGCGGTAGAGCGCTGCCGGG